CCTTTAACTGGTCAAATTTGGTTTGATAGTGCATCAAGTAAGTTAAAGTTCTGGGACGGTGGAAAATTCCGTACAACAGGTGGAGCAGAAATTGGCCCAACAGCACCAAGTGGTTTAACTACTGGCGATTTCTGGTTTGATACAGTTACAAGCCAGCTATTTGCATGGAACGGCACTACATTTACATTGATTGGTCCTCAAGGTGTTGCAGGCGCAGGTACAACACAAATGCGCTCTATCAGTCTAAAAGACAGTTTCGGTGTGTCTCATCCAGTAATCCAGGGTGTTGATAACGGCCAGGTTATATTTACAATTAGTGCAGATAGTGATTTTATTTTAGATAACACTCAAAACGCAATCACAGGCTTTACTACAATTCACCAAGGTATTACATTAGTTTATACTAACAATAATGCGGCTCCGGGTGTAACATCAAGTGCTCACAGATTTTACGGAACAGCTACAAATGCTGACCAATTAGGCGGATTGCCAGTATCAGCATTTGTACAAACAGGTAGCGCGGCATTTAGTACACAGGTTAACTTTGCCGATGTAGGATATACCGTTGGTAATCCTATTGCTAGGTTAGTTGTTTTTAACCAGTCAGCAACAACTCCTACTATTAGAAATCAATCAAACAACACAATTGTATTTCAAACTACCGTTTCAGCGGCAACAAAAACTCCACTTCAATTAGTAGGCAGTGACATGTTACCGGGTACAACACTGACAAACAATATAGGAAGTCCGTCTTTACAGTGGAATCAAATTTATGCTAGTTATATTAACGGCACATCATCTCAAGCAGATGCGCTTAATGTAGGTGGAGTTTATAGAACAGCTAGTATTGCTTCAAGCCCTAATACTGTTGTAGCTCGTGACGGCAGCTCAAATATTGCCGCAAACTTATTTCAAGGAATTGCATCTAGTGCTAACTACGCTGACTTGGCAGAGAAATATTTAACCGATGTTGAATTAACACCGGGTACAGTGGTAAAAGTTGGTGGCTCAGCTGAAGTATCAACAGCCACTCTTGGTGATCGAGCAATAGGTGTGATATCTACAAATCCAGCTTACATGATGAATAGTGAATTAGAAGGTGGCACATATGTTGCACTAAAAGGTCGAGTACCTTGCAAGGTAGTTGGGCCTGTCGCCAAAGGCGATCGATTAATAGCATACGGACAAGGGCGTGCAGTTACCTCGATACAGGCGAACGGGGATGTATTTGCAATAGCTCTTGAGGACTTTGATACTGTAAGGGGTGTTGAAGGTGTAATTGAAGTTGTAGTACTATAAGGAATAACAATGTCTGGTCAAAATACATCAATCCTAGCCACTGATTATAATACTATACAGTCAAAAATTGCTACGGTTCTAGGAGTTGGTTCCGGCACTAGCGGATACGGTCAACCAGTCACTAGTATCCAAGTAACACAAGGTACTCCGATCCTAGTAAGTCAGTGGACTGCATTGCGAAATGATTTGCTAAAGGCACGTAATCATCAAACAACAACAGACCAAAGCGGACAACTTACTGTTATTACAAATACTACCCAGGTAAAAGAGTCAGACAGAGCCGCTTACGATTCAATGGCTGAGCTAATTATTGTAAACAAGCTGATAACTCCACCGAGCGGGCAAGGCACATTAGCTGATGTTGCTACCAGCAGTAGAACTAGTGCATGGAACGGTACTATTAGTCATGTAGTAACTGCAACCTTTCCTAATTATGATTCCGCAAGGGCATTTTTTAACAGCGGCGGCAATTTTCAATTCTCCGGTAGCCAAAGCGGCGGATCAAATACTGCAATCGGCAGTAAAAATGACTCGTGGAATAAAATGCTGTCTAACATGGGTACTATTACCTTTGACTACGGCAGTACTTCTGATGCAGGAACTACTCCGGGAACAGTGGCCAGTAGTATCGGGTACTATCAGCTGACCACAGTAAACCAATTGATTTTTACAAAAAGCACTGAGAATAGTTCATACTCTCCAAATCAGTACGATATTTCTGCTAAAATAAATGCGGCAGGATCAGTGATAACTTTTACCATACATTTTGCAGACCTATCCGGACAACCAAATGCACCGTATGGTACCGACGAAAACGTTGACGGAACTTTGATCAGCCAAGTCCAGGCATACTATGCTACTGGAACCAATGTAGCAGTTTCTTTACCTGCTGTATCGTCAGTTGGTCCTTAATCAGGACTGCACTCCACGCTTCACTCAACATGATAACTAACATAGTGTACAATACACTATGGAGTCGTCTATGGATGAAAGAATCGAAAAAGCATTTAACGTTGCTAATTATATGGCAACTCTGTCTAATCAGCGCAAGGTCGCATTAGAAGAATTTAATCAAAAATTATTGTTTTACATAAATGGTGCAACATTTTTAATTACACTAGAGTTAATTAATTTTACAAAAATGTCACTAGATCTCGGACGTAATAGTGATGTTCCGTTTTTGGACATAAACAATTTACCTGTTAATATCGTTGATGTTACAGAATTTTTTACAACTATCACTGATCAGTATTTTGAAGCGTTAAACGAGTATTCAGTTAAGTTTAACGAAATTAAATCTAAAAGAAAAATTTCGGATATCGTTGAACTATGAAAGGTGCAGTAATATTTGCTCAAAATAATAGCAAAATTGATTACATCAAAATGGCAGTATATTCTGCTTCTAAAGTTATTGAACATTTAGATATTCCGGTATCAGTTGTAACTGACGACAAAAACTTTTTGCTATCTAAATATCCGGATAATCCTTTTGATCAAATTATTGAAATTCCTAAAGATAGTTCGACCCAGGTAAAAAAATTCAGCGACGGAGCACTAGCATCGACTATGCTAGAATGGAAAAATTCCTCAAGAGGACAAATTTATAATTTATCTCCGTATGAAAAAACTCTAGTAATCGACAGCGATTATATTATAAATTCTAGCATACTAAAACCTGCTCTTGACAACGATCAAGATTTACAATTATATAAAAGTTCCTTCGACTTAGCTGGATGGAAACGTTCAAATGAATTTGATAGAATAACACAATACAGTATTCCTTTTTACTGGGCTACGGTATTTGTATTTCAAAAAAACGTATTTACAGAAGCATTCTTTAATATTGTTGCGTATATAAAATCAAATTGGCATTACTATAGAATGTTGTACAATATTGAATCTAATAATTTTAGAAATGATTTTGCATTTAGTATTGCAATCCATATTATGAATGGAAGCACAAATGGTACATTTGCAACTAATCTTCCGGGAACAATGGTATACACTTTGGATAAAGATGTGCTAGTTAGCACTGATGCAAATAAGATGAAATTTTTAGTTGAAAAGAAAAATCATCTTGGAGAATATACACTTGTTAAAACTCATGGCCTTGATGTCCATGTAATGAATAAATCAAGTCTAACTAGATTTATTGATGGAGGTTCTGGTGTCTAAGGGATTTTTAGTACTAGCTCAAAATACTGATACTGTTGACTATGTACAACAGGCTTACGCATTGGCCCTATCAATTAAGTATAGTCAAACAGATATAACGGCAATATCAATTGCAACCAACGATCCAGTTCCTAAAAAATATCAAAAAGTATTTGATCAAATAATCCCAATACCTTGGGTAGATGATACTGCTACTAGATTTCGAAGTGAAAACCGTTGGAAACTGTTTCATATAAGTCCCTATGAAGAAACAATTGTATTAGATACTGACATGCTACTATTAGGCGATATTAAATCCTGGTGGGATTTTTGCAGTAATTTTGACTTACAGTTTTGTTCACAAATAACTAATTACAAACTAGATACAGTAGTTGATACTTATCACAGGAAAGCGTTCATTGCCAATGGATTGCCTAGTCCATATTTTGCGTTACATTATTTTAAAAAAACAGAACTAGCATTAAATTTTTATAAAACATTAGAATTTGTAGTGAATAATTGGGAACTATGCTATGGCAAATTTGCTCCTAAGGAATACCAAAATTGGTTAAGCATGGATCTAGCTTCAGCAATTGCCATTGATATGCTTGGCATATCTGAACAAGTAATTAATAATAAAAACCCAATGGAGTTTGCACATATGAAAACACCAATACAGGGAATAATACCTATACCTAAAAGTTGGCAGGACGTTGTTACATGTTATTTAAATAATAACGGTGAGCTAATTGTTGGAAACATCAAACAAAATAAATTGTTTCATTATGTAGAAAAAGACTTTATTGATAATCGCATGTTATCTAAATTATCGGGATTAGTGTATGGTTCGTAAGTACAAAGCTCCTGTGCCTAAATTTTACTTGCATTATGATAAATCTACCGGCAGGATTTTTTCAGCGTCAAACGAAAAACAAAATGAGAATTTCCTTGAAGTACCTCAAGCCGAATATAACGATTTTATAACAGGTAAGAAAAAGTTTTTTGACTATATTATTGGCAATATAAAAGTTCCAGGCAAGCGAGCTTACACTGGATTAATACCAAAAGCTGATCATACTGTTGTATCTAGAAACAGTGTATTAGAATGGATTATAGATGCTCCTAATAAATCAACTGATTTAACAGTAACATGGGATAAAAATCGTTGGGGATTTAGTTTATCGGACAAGTGTAAAAAATCTATAGGAACTGATCCGATTGCTAATTTAGTTTTTTTTGTTATGTTAGAAAACAATTTTAATTTTTTAATTAGAACTATTGTATTAGATTCTAAACAATTATTAGAACAGCCTATAGTAAATATTGCATTTGACACTAAATTTGAAAATGATATAAAACTGATTACGATTGCATCAAAGGCAGTCTTTGATTCGTATGGATTATTAATTAATGATTAAAATTATAGAACAAGATATTATTTTTCTCAGCTATGATGAACCTAATGCTGAAAAAAACTATGCCGATTTGTTGACCAAAGCACCTTGGGCAAAGCGTGTACACGGAGTAAAAGGCAGTGATGCCGCACACAAAGCCTGCGCCGCGTTGAGTGAGACTGAATACTTTGTTACTGTAGATGCAGATAATATAATAGATCCTAAGTTTTTAGAAGTTGAAATTGATTTAGAAAAGTTAGGATTAACTAATAAAAATGTGTTTAGCTGGTGCGGGCGAGTTCATGTTAACGGACTTATGTACGGCAATGGCGGGCTTAAATTATGGACACGTGAGTTTGTCAATAATATGCGCACACACGAAAATAGTGATCCTACTGATGTCAAGGGATTAGTTGAATTCTGCTTTGATGACTTGTATGTACAATTTAATGAAAACTACAGCGAGAGTTTTACTAATGCCACTCCGTTCCAGGCATGGAGAGCAGGATTCAGAGAAGGTGTAAAAATGTGCTTATTGCAGGGTGCAAAAGCTAACCATTTAAAAGACATCTGGTGGCAAAATTATCACAGATTATTAATTTGGTGTAATGTAGGCGCTGATGTAAAAAATGGGCTGTGGAGTATGTACGGTGCTAGAGAAGGATGCTATCGTACCATGTGTACTGATTGGGATTATGCTAATGTTAGAGATTTCGAGTGGCTCACATCTGAGTGGGAAACTACGTACAGTAAAATTACCGACAAAATGTTGCCTTATGAAATAATGGGAATTGGCGAAACTTTAAAACATGAATACAATTTAGAAATGTCTGATTTAGATAGCGACAGCAGTAAATTTTTTAAATTAGTTTACAGCAACATCCCAAGGAACTTAAGGCGACTATAATGTACGATATTATTTTTATTTCATACAATGAACCAGATGCAGATGCCAACTTTAATGCACTAAAAGAACGATTTCCTTTAGTCAAGCGTGTTAATGGTATTAAGGGTATACATCAAGCTCATATTGCCGCTGCCAAAAAAAGTTTTACTAAAATGATGTGGGTAGTAGATGCAGATGCAGTTGTATTGAATTCTTTTAAATTTGATTATCTAGTACCAGAGTGGGAAACAGATGTAGTACATGTTTGGCATAGTATTAATCCTATCAACAGTTTATCATATGGATATGGTGGGATAAAGCTATTGCCGAGATCGTTAACAGCAAGAATGAATGTTAACAATCCAGATATGACTATGAGTATAAGTAAGAAATTTAAAGTAATGAAAGAAGTTAGCAATATTACTGCATTCAATACTGACGAGTTTACCACTTGGCGATCGGCATTTCGCGAGTGCGCAAAATTAGCATCTATTAAGGATTCTGAAGCTACTGAACGTTTAGACACATGGTGTAATGTTAGTAATGGACATTACGGAATCTATGCAATTGCAGGTGCAGTTGCAGGTAGAAAATACGGTGAAAAAAATGCTGGCAATATACCAGCATTAAGTAAAATCAATGACTTTAAATGGCTAGCTGATCAATTCAAGAGTCATAGGGAAAATATCAGCAATAACCTTAGCACAGGCTAATGCTACTTCTTGATGCTCTTTTTGTGTACCATTAGCACTGCGTAGTTCAATAAAATGAATCCAACTGCGTAGTGTACCATTCATATAAATTCTGCTTTCTATAAGACCTTCTGGCAATACTGCTCGAGCTTGTTCTTTGGCAATGCCACGCTCTATTGCTTCTTGGTAGATCAAACGGCTATGTTCAATGATGAACTTTTGCTTGGCATCCCACCATGCTTGTAACTCTGTATCGCTTGTGGAAATACTGTTCTGTCTATTTTTTGTATCTTGGAGTCGTGCTTCTCGCAGTACAAACGACAGGTCTCGAGTAGGATCAGCATATCGCTGACTGAATTCTTGAAAGCTGAAGCTACGATGTCTGAGGATCTGTCGTGCAATATCTCTTGTTGTGGAGATTTCAATACAGGCTGAGACCATTTCGAGTGGTGACCAGTGCTGGTGTTTGATGAGGTATCGGATGAGTTTTTCGGATGTTTCTGTATTGAGTTGATTGGAGGGATTAGACACACGGGCGCAATACGCAATGAGTTCCTGCGCATCTGTGAGGCCCAAATCTCTAAATTCCGGTGTAGGTTGGGAGTAACTGAGTAGTTGAACATGCATTATTTATAACTTCTTTTTTTTAAGGAATTTTTGAGTACTACGTTCAATATCTCTTCTAACTTTAACGGTATCTAGTTTAAAATCGACGTTATCTACTTTATCTTCATAATTAACAACTAGTTCAGATAAATTCTTTTCAAAAGCAGGCCACCCATCACGTTTAATTTCTGGGGTGATTCTTATCTCCCAAGTCTTACCATCTTTAAAATTGACCAGAACGGCATGGAGATACCTAAGAGGTAACACATTAAGTTTTACCTCACTGAATACTTCTGGCCAATTTTCTATAAGATCTTTAGAAAGTGATTTACCTAAGTTAGACAATTTTTTTCTTAGTCGGCGATAGTTCTTCAGCTCGTCGTCTCATTGCAGCCGCTTCTTTGGCTAACTTATCTGCTTGGCTACGATAAAACTTTGCTTCAGCATCTGGACTATCAAACGATGTTGGTGTAGCTGTAACAGCTTCAACTTCATTTACACTTGCCGACGTAGTCTTGGCAGCACTATTATCTTTAACTGTCTCAGTAGACTTTGCGACAGTTTTAGCTGCCTCAGATTCCTGTTCGTCAAATTGTGGCTTGAGAGCAAGATCGTCAACTGACACTCCGCGCTGTTCAGCAATAATTTGATTTAATTCACTCAGTTGTATAGTGACACCAGGACTTGGATTCATCTCGATAGAGCTAGTACCCATCTTGAGAAGACGTCCATTTGCATGTAACCATTTAAGCATATTGTTACCATCGCTGAATGTTGTACGCATCAGTATGTCAGCAAATTCATAAGAATCTTGTCCAGCATGTCCTTCGACTAAATTGATAATACTATTATGATAACTATCATTTAATGTATCTGTAGGGATAACCAAGCAACTGCTAGATTCGCCGGGTAGTGTACGATATGCTACTAAACAACGCTGTTTAGTTGATATTACACGACCTACGTGTTTAAGTTCAGCCATATTATGCTCCTGTTGGTGCGGCAGCTTTCTGTGCTTCTGCTTGTTTAGCAACTGTTGCTAAAAATGATTCTAGCTTGGTGTATGTTTGCCCAACAGCTACCATTTCATTTGGTTTAAATGCACCACGTGAACTAGCAATATCGATAATGATTTTCATGGCATTAAGGTCATTAATTGTTAGTTCATTTGAATTTTCTCCGCCTTGAGCTTGTGATTGCTCTTGCGTATCTTGTACTGTATCAGTCATAATATCTCCTTTGAATGTACGTATATAATTATCTCTGTTGCAAATACGGACATGCGATTGTGAAGAAACTGAGTTCTTTCTCTGACTCAAATCCAATATGCGTATTATAGACTATTGTGTTAGTATTGTCTAGGGCAATACCTTGCCCTATATAATACCTGTTGTTTAGATTGGATATAATCCAATGGTCGATCTTTTTAATCAACCCTGGATTATATCTGTCTAAGTTTGTATATTTAAAATGCGGGCAGGCAAAATCAACCCTTCTTAAATTAAAATAATTTAAGGGATTTGGCTTACCATTTTTTAAACTCATGCGGTTTCTACCGCTTCTTCATAATATGCATGTTCGCCCCAAGGCGGCACGATTTTATCATTGCCGTGGATGATGAACACTGTATCACAGTAATTTTCATCTCCCCAACTACTATAAGGATAACCATCTGTAAACATGATAAACTTTTTAGGGTTAATATCGTGTTCCTTCATATAATTCCAATTGGCATCAAAATCGGTACCACCGCCACCCATCACTTCGTAGTCATCGAACTCGTCCATTGAGTAGCCGTCAAAATCTGCTTCGTTGTACACACGGGTATCAAAGCACCAAACTTTAATTTTAAAGTCTTTGTATTCTTGCATAATACCTTTGATCTCTGACAAGAAATCTTTTGCCTGCTCGTCTCCAATTGAACCTGACATATCAATTGCAATACAAATATCAATAGTTTCTTCGTAGTTAGTTCCAGGCAAAATTGCACTCATGTGCCATCCCTTACGGTTAGGGCGCATAAATGTGTAGTCATTCTTAATTGTACTTTGGATTTGTTGACGCAGAATCTCACGCCAGTTCATTTTTGCTTCTGTAAGTTCTTTAATCATGCGCTGTACACTAGCCGGAGTATTTCCCGCACCCGCTGCCTGTGCCGCTTGCATAGTTGCTTCGCGAACCTCGTCACGAATCTGCTTCATTTCTTCTTTAGTGTACTTTGGCTGTCCGTCTTTACCTTTAGGTCCAGTCCAATCAATGTGATCATCTAGCAATTGACCAATATCAATCTTATCAGCATTATCATACAACTCGTCGTAGATTTCTTCAGCACCTTTGCCGTAGTATTTTGGATCGT